TAAAGTAATAGGATATGGGACTTATACAAAGAACTGTAGAAGAAATCAAGCTAAGAAAGCAGAGACTTGAAGAGGGTAAGATAAATAGTATTCCTACTAACTTTAACAGATTCAGTGATGATTTTATTGGAGTTGAACAAAGTACTTATTATCTGGTTACAGCAGCAACTAAAGTAGGTAAAACTCAAGTAGGTTCAAACTTATTTATATATCAGCCTTTGGAGTATGCTTTCAATAATCCTGATAAGCTTAAAATACATTATTTCTATTATAATCTTGAGGAGCCTGATACAAGAGTTACTGAAAGATATATAAGTCATTTGCTTTATACAATGACTGAAGGTCAAATAAGGGTAAATCCTTCAAATTTAAGGTCTTCAAATAATAACAGACCTCTTTCAAACAATGTAGTTGAAATGATAGACTCAGAATCCTTTCAGGAGAGACTTAGTTTCTTTGAACAAAGTGTATCATTCTCTCCTACATCAAATCCTACAGGTATTTATAAAGAATGTGTAGAATATGCAGAATCTCATGGTACTATTCATAAGAAGAAAATAATGATGAAGGATGACTCTGTTCCTCATTTACCTGGTGAAAAACCTAAAATGGTTGAAAGGGAAGTTTTTGATTATTATGAACCTGATAATCCTGATGAATACAGAGTAATCTTTGTAGACCATATAGGACTTGTAAGTACTGAAAGAGGAATGGATTTAAGAGAAACTATAAATAAGCTCAGTGAGTATTTTGTTATTTTAAGAAACAGATATAAGTTTACCATTGTAGCTATTCATCAGCAGGCTTTCTTTGAGGGAATGGATGCATATAAACTTAATAAGTTAAAACCAGAAGTAGCAAATTTAGCTGATAGTAAAGCAGTTGCAAGAGATATAGATTATTGTTTGGGTATATTCAGTCCTTATAAATATGAACTTGATTCTTATATGGGATATGATATTACAAAGCTGAGGGATAATATAAGATTCTTTCAGGTTTTATTAAACAGAAATGGAACAGCAAATGGTATTATTGCAATGTATTTTGATGGAGATGTAAGTTTTATTGAGGAACTCCCACTTCCTTCAGATTTAACTTCACTTGCAAAGATATATGCTTATATTCAGAAACTGAGAAGTCAGCCTGTAATTAAGAAAGTATTTTTAGTATTTAAAAAAAGATATGGCGAATATTTGTATCATTTTAGGAAAAAGTGGAACAGGAAAATCCACTAGTATTAAAGGGTTAAACCCAGATAATACTGTAATTCTCAACATTTTAAATAAGAGATTGCCTTTTAAGGGCAGCTCTTCAAAATATGTTGAAGGTAGTAATTTACTGTATGTAGAGGAATCTAAGGCATTAACTACAATCCTGGCTGCAATTCAGCAGTCTAAAGATGTTCATAATGTTGTTATAGATGATGCTATGTATATTATGTCAAAGGAATATTTTGCAAGGGCAAAAGAAACTGGATATTCAAAATATACAGAGCTTGCTGCACATTTTCAACAGATAATTCATACTTGTGAAGGTATGAGAAGTGATTTGAATATCTTCTTCTTAATGCATGCTGAAGATATTGTGAGTGATGGAACAGTAATTGAGTATAAAGTAAGAACTATTGGTAAACTACTTGATTCTCAATATAATCCGGTAGAAGTAGTTCCTATTGTATTGTTTTCTGATATCATCTTTGATGATAAAGGTAAGGCAAGCTATGGATTTTATACCCATGCAATGATGAAGGGAGCTGTTAAAATCCCTGCAAAATCTCCTGATGGAATGTTTGCAGATGACTGGATTCCTAATGATTTAGGATTAGTAGTTACAGCAATGGAAAGTTATTATAAAGGTTAATGATTATCACCATAAGTATAATCAATAAACAATAAACAATCATATATATGAGAAAGTTAACTAGATTAGAATTAACTTCTGTTAAAAGTACAGCAAAAGCTATTGCTGCTTGGCAGAAAAGAAAGGCAAACCTTGAAGCTAAAAAAGCTGCTATTGAGAAAGATATTCAGACAGCAGATAATACTATTGAAAGCTTCAATAATACCTGTGTAAATCTTTGTGGAATGACTCCTGCTGAGGCACTTGCTAGTGTAAAGGATGATGAGACTCCTGAAAATACACAATCAAACAATGCTTAATTAAGGAGGTACTGTCTATGAATAAAAGAAGTAAAATTAAACATGCTTTTATGGCTTTTGGGGTTGCTAAAAATACTGATGCTGTTCCAATTAAAAGATTTATTGGAGTAGCACCAGTAAGTGTTATTGCTGTTAATCCAACTCTTGATGAACTCAAGAAAATTTATAACAGTGATAAAATTCAAAAGTCTCCTGAGTACATCAGGGAAACTGAAGTAAATGGTAAGAAGTATCCACAAATTCTGATAGACTTTGTTGTAAAGTCTGATGCAGAGAAATGTGGATGTGATTTTACTACAAGAGTAGGTTTCTTTATTACTAATTGTTTTCACTATAATAAGGACAACACTAAAGTAGAAGTAATCAATAAATATGGTGAAACTACTTGGATTCCTGTAGATGTAGCAAAAACAGGGAGTATTCCTGAAAATCAGAAATGGTTTGAAGGACCCTATAGGCCTGTATATCAAGGAGAGGAGCAACTAACTCAATTTATAAAAGCTTTCTTGGGTATTCCTGTAAAATCTTATAAGAATGCTAAGGGAGAAGTAGTTGAAATTGAGAAGAAATCTGATGCTGAATGTCAGTTTGAGGATGTTCAAAAGTTCTTTAAAGGAGATATTACTGAAATTAAGAATGCTATTGCAATGGCTCCTGACCATAAGGTTAAAGTTATGTTTGGTGTAAAGACTGCCGCAGATAATAATCAATATCAGGCAGCTTATACCCATATGTTCCTAAAGAACAACATTAACCCTGATAAATCCACACATATTTATACAAAATTGGATAAAGATTGTGTAGACAGACAAGCAGCTGGTTCTTATCAGAATACTGAGTTTTCAGCAGCTCCTGTAAGAGAATATGATGTAACAGCTACAGATTTTAAGGGTGATTATCCTGAAGGAGAAGCTCAAAAGCAATCAGAAGGAACAGCAGCAATTCCAGTACAGTTTTTCAATAAGAAGTAATTATAAATAAGTATAATACATCATATTATGGCTATTGGCTTAGTGCAAAATTTGGTAAGTTTATCTGATATTTTAGCTAAAACAACTGAAGAAGATATTTTATATTATTATTTCAAGACTACAGTTCCTGGTTTAATTTCTTCTCCTTTGAGAGAAGACAGAAAACCCTCATTTGGATTTTATTATTCAAACAGCGGAAGTATCAAGTGGGTTGATTTTTCTACAAGAGAAAGAGGAAGTCTGTATGATTTGCTTGAAAAATTATGGAATAAAAACTTTCAGGAAGTTTTGGATAAGATATATGATGACTTACCTAAATTTGCATTATCTTCTGATAATCAATCAAATATAACCAAACATGGTCATAATAGAATTACTTATTCAAATGAAACTTTACTGGAATGCAAAGTTAGGGAGTGGAGAAAGTATGATTTAGATTACTGGGAATCATACGGTGTTTCACTCCCTTGGTTAAAGTTTGGAGATATATATCCTATATCTCATATTATTATTACAAAGGATAAAGATAAGTCAAAACTAAGGTATGTAGTTCCTGCTGAGAAATATGCTTATGCTTATGTTGAAAGAAAAGATGATATTATTTCTCTTAAAATATATCAGCCTTTGAGTAAAACTCACAAATGGAGCAATAAGCATGATTCCTCAGTTTGGGATTTATGGACTCAGCTTCCTGAAAAAGGAGAAAATTTAATTATTACTTCTTCAAGGAAAGATGCTCTCTGTGTATGGGAAAATACAGGAATCCCCTCCTGTAGTCTTCAGGCAGAGAGTTATCTTCCTAAAGAACATGTAGTTAATCAATTAAAAGAAAGATTTAAAAATATCTTTATCCTTTATGATAATGATTTCAAATCTAATGTTAACCATGGAAGAATTCTTGGTGGGTCTATGGCTAAGAAATTTAATCTTATACAAATAGAAATACCTGATGAATATAAATCAAAAGATACTTCAGATTTATGTAAGAACTATAATAGACAAACAGTAAAAAAGGTAATCCTTGACCTATTAAACAAGGCAATTAATTACAATAAATCAATTTAATTTTATTATTATGGAATCTAGAAAAATTATTATTACTTCTACAAAGAGTCAAACAAAAAATGTCCTTGAAACAGCAGCTACTACACTAGGTGAGCTTAAGGATGATATGGATAAAGCAAACATTGACTATGAAGGTATGACTTTCTATGAGGGAGTTACTCATACAGAATTAAAAGATGATGCTGCTCAGCTTCCTACAAATGTTCAATTTAAGGGAAGAACTACCAATGAGTTAGTATTTGTTTTAACTCAGCCTAACAAGAAAATCTCAAGTGGAGCTTACACAAGAAGTGAACTTTATGATAAGGTTAAAGAGCTTAATCT